TATTAATAGTCATAGCATCAATCCAGCTAATCGGTGCGTCTGCTGTACCGCTTGGGGCTACTCTCCAATTATGCTGCCCATCATATTGTTGGTATTGGGACGCGTAGTCAGAATTAACATATTCCCATCTAGAATTGACTGAATCGACGTATGCGTTGCCGTTAAGCGAAACAAAACTGTTATCATTTGAGCCGATGACGCACCCTGCTGCGCCAATTTGCATTGCTGGGTAGGTACTTAGCCAACTCTCTGGCGTTACACCAACACCCACGTTGCCTGTAAACACTGGGTTATTTAAATTTATCGTTTCGTTTGATGACGTTGAGGAATCTAAAGTAACTCCACCGCCTGCGCTGTTTTTAATAGTAATTGGCATAGTCGTTCCTTAAAGAATTATCCAGGTCGATCCGTTCGTCACGGTTACTGTGAAATTATTATTTACAGTCACAGGCCCCACGGTACTGCCGTTTTCGTTGCCTGCAAAAGTGATGTTTTCGGCTATTACCTTGGCGTTGGTGCGTATTATTGATCCTTCACCTAGACTGCTACCTCCACCACCAATCGCGCCCCACGCCCCATCGTTATATCCTTCAAACTGGTTTAGAGTAGAGTTATGGCGTAATAAACCAACTGCCGCAGAAGGTCGCTGCGCAGTGGTTCCCGTAGGTATATTTGCCGCCCCATTTGTCCCTGTTTTAGTGACAAAACCGCCTAGCAAATTTGTCGATGTAATCTTTTTTGTTGTGCCACCATCATTAACAACAAATTCATCCGCACCGCTAATCGACGTTAATGCTGGTAATTCGCTAATCTTTACGTCTGCCATAAATTACCCCTTAATTTCCATTAGTGTCATTGTTGACATTGCTGGAAACGATGTATTTCCGCCAATTGACGCTCTACGATTTGAATATTGATTTCTAAATGCAATCGTATAATTAACGGCTGAACTGCTGTTCGGTGAATCAAGAGTATTAATGCTTAATTGACCCCAACGATCACCGCCTGAGTTTGTACCTCCAATTGGGTCATATACACCAAATGATGGGCCAAGTTGTGAGTTTGCAAAAGTTGCAAGATTGGTTCCACTTAAATTCGCTCCTGCTCCTGCCCCCCTGTATGCGGTTATATTCACTGGCCCTCCAGCGATGTTAGCGGCATTTTGAACTGTAATATTAGCCACTATTAATATTTTATTTGATGAACTTGAAGGCGTAATTGCACCCGTTAAGGACGAACCAACATAAGAAGTAGATTGTGTATGTTCTGGCGTAATTGAACTAAAAGTTTTGACTTGCAAAACTGACCCCTGTGGCATCATTGCATCGGTCAAATTACCTACTGCTGTTGCCACTGCCGAATCTACCAATGTTTTAACAAAGGCCGTTGTGGCAATGGAAGTGTCATTATCACCATTGGATGGGGTGGGAGCTGTCGGATTGCCCGTTAAGGCCGGGCTGGCTAATTTCGCCAGGCCCAGGTTTGCAGCATCTAATGTGCCCACCGTCACCCAGGCATTGTTTGCGCCGTTTCTGATCTTTAAAAGACCAGCGGTTGTATCTGCCCACTGCTGATATGAAAAAGTAGTACCAGGCGAATTGCTCCCGCTATTATTGCTGACCACTGCGTCTAGGACGTTGTTAATGTCCGTCCTGACCGCTGCGCCGGTCCCGTTTGCTATGTCATAATCGTGTTGTGCCATACTATGCTGCCTCTTTTCCAAAACCGACGGCTTGCCAATTTATTGATCTGACGATTCCATTATTTGATGAGTTAAAACATTGAACTGTAAAGCCCGTTCTAGCCTTGCTAGTAACCCTAAAGTAATCACCGCTGTTTGAATCGTTCATCGTCACGCCAATGACGGGGACCGCTTTAAAATTGCTGCCAAATGAAACGGCTGTACTGTTTGCCGCGACTGAAAAATCGCTTTCTTTTTCAATCCGGTCCGGCATATCTATTGTCACCGCCAGGGCCGTTATATTGATGTTATAGGTTGAATCTGTATTGGTAACAATTACCCTAAACTCAAACCCCCTGGCATGATAATCGCCAACCAAAAAGGGCGCCCAATCTGTCCAGGTTGGATTTGATGCCGGATTGTTTTGTGTCGTTCTAAGCTGCAAAACCGCTGTAATTGCGTCTGAACTTGCGCCGTCGAAATTCTGCCAGGTGTCAATATTCGCGGTGCGATAATCAACCAAATCTGAAACAAGTGAAACGGCCGACGCTAATTTGGCAGTTAAACGGCTGGTATAGGTTTGTCCAAGGTCCACGGAATTTGCAAAATAATAAGAGCCACTTGATTCTATTACGCCAGCCTCACCAACTTCTCGCGCTAACTTTCTTCCATCCTCTGCAATCAAAAAATCGCTGGCCTCAGTTAATAAAAAACGCGGTCCCAAATCTAGTTTTAATATATTATTTGCGACTAACATATTATCTTTTACGCCGCCAAAAGATGGGTTTTCAGTGGTTGTCAAAACGGCATTGAAATCGACAATATTGGGCACCGTTGTCACGGCAATTTTTGCGGTAGTGCTAAATCGCCCACCTTCGTCCACGGCTTTGGCCATGTATGTGCCGGCCAATAATGGCAAAACGGCTGCTGTCTGACTGCCAGCGATTGCCTCGCCAATGTCTTGCCCATCTTCCCAGGTTGAGTTCGCGACTAATGAACTATGACGAATACGAACATAACCACCATTTATCACGTCAAGGTCTAAAACGCGGGACCAGCTTAAATGGCATTGACCGTCCAGGGCACGAATGGAGAAGTTATTAATGTCACCAGGTACGGCGGTTAATCCTGATATAGTTTTATTATTTAAATCAGCATAGCTAGACTTTGCACCCGATACGTTAATGGCTCTGACTCTAAAATCGTATGTTCCAGCGGGAATATCATCAATGCTTGCGCTCAATGCGCTGGTCAATCCAATGAATGTATAAGCCGACGATGCGGTCAGTTTATATTCGGCCTCGTAATTAACCACAAACGCATCCTGGGGCGCGTTCCAATTAAACGTCGCCCTTGATCGAGTGCCCACAGAATTTACGGTGGTGTATAACTCTTCGGTTATGTTGTCCGGCAAAGGTGAAGCGACAACAAACGGGTTGGGTAAATTAGTGTCTGGGCTGCTGGCTTGCTCGGTTTTGCTTGCCCAAGGGTAAATGTTGTTTTGATGTTCTAATAACGAAACATTAACCGTGCCATCTGAATTTAAAATTAATCGTTGGCATCTGAATTGTTTGGCAATAAATGCGGGGGTCGAATGTGTCACCGAAACAATGTCCCCAACTGCAACATTTAAAGCCTCGCTGGTTGATTTAAACGATACCGACAAACCATCACGCGATCGTTTCAGCGCAATTTCTGCAATGTCTTGGGCGGCATATATATTGGTCGTTGTTGGCAAATCCATATTCTTGCTTAATTCAATGCCACCATCTTGTGCTAAATACCCAGATTCTTCCGTACTACCAGCCACCGGGTATTCGATTTGGTTCATTTGCCAATTGGCACTTGGGTCCGGGAAAGTGGCAATTATTCGGTTGAATTTGGTTTTCTTAGATTCTGATCGAATCGAAATACCGCCGATAATATGCGACTCATTAAACGCAAAAGATGGGTTTCCCTCATCTTCAATTACTAGGCTATATTGTCCCTGCTGATACGGCATTAAGCCGCGCATACCTGATAATAATGATTTAACATTATTAATTAGCGTTTTGTTGGTATCAATAATGCCATTACATTGGAAGATTTTTTGGTTTCCAGCACCAGAATAAGGGCTAACCAGGGCATCACATTTGTTGGCTGCAATTATAAATGACGCGTCATTAATTGCCGCTGACGTTAAGCCTTTGCCATACCTGGCATTAGTCAAATAATCCCGCAAACACAATGCCGGGTTTGCGCTGTTTGCCAGGGTGGCGGTTGCCGACGTGCGCGGGTCATACACTTTGATACCCTGGACGATTGCGTGGATAGTGGGGATACCTCCAAAAACGTCCTGGTCCCACTTTATCCTGGCGGCAATGTAAGCGACGCCTGATAATTTATGCTGGGCAGTCCATCCTATATTTGCGTTAACAAATGTGGAATCTGCCACTTGGCTATCCGTGCCAGTGTATTTGGTTAGCGTTAATAATCCGGAAAATTTAGAATCAGTGCTCAAAACATCGTTTATATAAATGTCGCCAATGCTGTGAATTTCGCCCTCTGATATAGCCAGGATAATGTATAAATATGTATTATCGGACCCGCTGGTCGCTACAAAAACCCTTGTGCCTCCGATTTTACGCTGTCCATATACCAAATTTATGGCGGCAACCGTGCTTTGTTTGTTGACTAAACCGCCCTGATAATTTGCCTCCAAATCGTCCATATTTGGAATGTCAATAAACCAAGAAACAACATCACCAATAATATCGACGCCAAAATCAATAATGCCCTGGCCAACTTTTCCGATAGACCCTATAGGGTCGCTAAAGAAATCCCTTAACCAACCCATTACGCCCTACCCCATTTTAAATCTTTTTGCGTATTTGGCGAAAACTCAAAACCTTTGTCCTGGTTGAAAAATAAAGCCTGGCTATTGGTGTTTGTTCGACGCCCCGATTTCTTTTCAAAATCAGCCCAATGGCTAGATGCGGTTAATAAAATCTGGCTGGACGTTTCCGAATCGTTAATAGTAAAACTTTGAACCCGCCCGTCATAAACTAAAACCGGGTCGCCAATAATCCCGTTGGCAGCATTTAGCACGACCATAAATATTTTTACTTCGCGGTCGATGTAGTTTTGATTTAATAAAATGGCGATAAACTCTTGATTTACACCTGACAAAGTTATGCCCACCGACCCGACTTGCACTTCTGACGTTTCGGTTATATTTGAAATTCCCTTGAGCGCGCTGCTGGATGTGTAAGTATTACCAGCGTAAACTAGGTCGGTTGAATTTTCTGTTAAATAAACTGGCGTACTAAAATCGATGCTCACCAAATGAGCCATATTAAATGAATCTTTGGCCAGTTCTGCGATTACAGCAGAATTTATAACCCGGCTCACGACAAAGCCTCGACAAAATCAACTTCGTATTTAAAGAAATTACCCGCGCCCAGTTTATAACCCTGCACATCATTCGCCAGGCGAACCGTAAACGGCACGTTTGAATAAGTGACTGTATCCGACGTGGTGACAGCTACCACTAGCCCTGGCGTAAAGGTCATTGCACCATTACCAGAGCGGTCGGCGGTCAACATATACACTTTGCTATGCCCTGAGAATTTAACCACGTCACCGGCTTTTAGGGCACCTGTAAGCCCCGCAATTGTGACCGACTTAATGCCCAGGGCGGCCGCTGCACACGTCACCGTGCCACTGGGGTTTCCGCTGCTAGTGCTTATTTCTGTTGGTGTTACCGTGAAAACGCCATGACGGCCATTTTGCGAAACTGTATACGCAAACACCGGGTTAAATTCGCTCCTGGTTAATGGTGGGTAGGTTGCGGTAAAGGTCCACTTTTGACCACCAATCTTGCGGCTTTGCATCCTGCCGCTGACTGTCTCAGAAAATAAAGTCGGGCTTTCAGACTGTAGATTTATCGCGTTAAACTTTGGGCTGGTTGGATAACTCATGCTAGTGCTGGCCTCCCGCGATCGTTAAGAGACTGATTAATAATATTCATTAATGTGGCTCGACGTTTGTTTAACAATTCATCAAACCCGGCGGTGTCATTTGCAGATATGTTTATGGTGAAATTCCCCCCACCCATTTGGTCATTTGGCACGACGTTTGCAGCCTGGTTGGGCACTACTAATTCGGGTCCACGCTCACCAACAATGTATGGTGACCCGGCGCTCATGGGTCCACCATTTGCACGGAATTGTGTTGAACGAATCGCTGCAACCTGGGCCATGCCGTTTGCCAGGGCAACCGCTGCAAAACCTAAATTTAACGGGAATGGATTATTTAATGCTTTGGCCACGCCGTTGTATGTGTTGATTATTGCGTCTTTTAACGCAAAGGATTTATTCAAAGCAAACGCCGCTTTGTAATGACTGCTTAAACTTGCAAGCGCGCCCCGCCCTTCGTCGCGTAAATCGTCGGCGTCTTTTCTGCGTGAGGTTTCAAGCATTCGTGAGGATTTTCTTTGCATCTCAAACGCTACCCCATACGCTGCGCTTTTATCTGCATTTTCAGCGTCCAAACGATTCCTGTTTAACTCAAGCATTCGTCGGTCATGGTCCAATTGAAATTCAAATTCGCGTGCAAATCT